GCAATGAACTAGCAGTACCACCAAGCGCAGTAACAAGCCTACTAGCCCCCATAGCAAGGTCAGTTACAATACCAAGACCAAGATCTTCATTGATATTCTTTTGGCGTTTTACATCAGGACTGTCGCCTTCCAATGTAGCCATGCTATCAGGAATGAAATCAAAAGTCTTGGGAAAGCTTTGTTTCAATGTGCCTGACAAGTTATCTTCTTCGTATTCACTGCTAACAGCACCAACACCAAGACCAGCCAAGGCTTCAACACCACGTTCACCCAGAAAGCGGACAAAAGGGTTGCTGCCAAGTGACCAACCAACACGAGCGTTAGCAGCTACACCTAAACCTTTAAGAGCAGCACTACCTGTCATTGTAGGGACAACAACAGAGCTAATATTACGAACTGCTTCTGCTACGTCATTTTCATATTCACTGGGTTTTTTAATATTTACACCAGGTATAATATTAATTAAATCGATACCAAAATCTTGAATACCTTGTAAAAAGGCAGTATCTAATTCACCACCCTGTCTGCGTAGTTTCTCTAGATCAACTTCACCGCTTTCTGTTTTAAATGGACTGGTTTCTACTGGTTTTAAATCACCATCCGTAGATGATGCTTGTGGTTGCGTTTGTTTCGGCTGTCCTCCCGTAGGAGTAGATTCTTCCTGTTGTTGTTGAGCTTCCAGAGCAGCTTGCTGTTCAGCAGCTTGCCGCTCCAGATCTAACTGAGCTTGAAAATTAGGATCTAATTCAAACTCACCAGGATCCTCCCGAAACCTTTCGCTAGGATCATAATTCATAGTTATTTAATGCTGTATGGGTCAAGACCAAGTACTTTGTATAAATGTTCAGACCATGCTTGCTCTTCAGACACTGGTAGAGTTACTGGGGGTGCTACATCAATAGCTCTATACGCACCATGAGCCTTAGGGTCACCTGGTCTGTACGTATCGGTTACCCTATAAGGTTTACCAGTCCAAGGGTCAATAGTGTTATTCAATAGTTTTTCCATCCGTAGAACTTCTTCCTTAGAACTTAGTTCAAAATGGTCGTGATATTTACGCCCACCATGACCATCTGGGTCATAAACTCTTGCACCATCTGCTGAAGTTTGAATACCAGGGTTACCGGTTACAAGCTGTCTGAAGTTAAACCGCAAGTTACTTGATGTATTCAGGGCTTGAGTACCACCACCATACTTATAGTACGCTTTCATGAACTTTATGCCGTGGTTAATCATTTCACGTTCTTTAGCGTCGTTATAACGTACGCCAGCAGCGTATTCATCATAGGCACCAGGTCCAGCGTTATACGCCATAGCAGCAGCTTTTACGTCACCGTTGTACCTTTTAATTAAACTAGCAAAGAACTTAGCACCGTAGTTTAGACTAGCTTGTGGGTCTTTCCAATCATTGGTTTCAAAAAACTCTGGGTGAGAAGAGCGATGAATCTGCATCAAACCAAACGAACTGCCATTGTAGCTTGGTGTGCCTGGATTCCAACCACTTTCAATCTCTGCCATAGCAGCAACCAATGCAGGACCAATCCCAGCTGCTGTTGCAGCTTGCTGAACCATCGGGGCATACCCACCAGGAACTAATTCAGGTCTGAATCCACTAGAAGACATACCACCCATAGCACGAAGTGAACGTTGAAAGCTTGGTGTTTTAAATAGCAGCTTTCTAAATGCAGGACTTGCTTCTCCAACAACTTGCATTGATGGTGGTGGTGGTAAGGGTTGCATACCTAATGCCTCCAATTGTGCGTTGATAATTACAAACGGGTCTCCACCATTAGACATAGCAGCAACAGCTAGTACATCACTTGGAACAATAAACCTTGCAGTACCATATGCAGATACTATCTCGTTAGCTTCAGCTCTGGTAATAATAGATTCAGGAGTAGTAATAACTTTAGCCACACCGTCTCTAATAACCCTTTCTTTCAAAAGTTGGTAACGCTCATTAGCAGTTTTAACAGCACTGGCTTGGTTTTTACTTAAGTTTGGAAATGTAGCTTCCTGAGTTTTTGGATCAATCTTACGGTACCATCGTGATTGATCGTCATTAAATCCAGCCTTAACTTCAGCAGCAAGTTCCTGACCAATTTGATTAGAAGCAACATTAAAATTAGCACCACCAGCTACAGCTTCATCAACACGTCGCCTATATTCTGCACGCATCTTATTTTGTAAAAAGATGCTACCAGGGTTGTTTGGTTTGTTAGTACCAAAGGTGGTTAAACCATTAGCAACAGACGTGAATGAATCAGATATATCCTTAAAGGTACCACTATTATAACGTTGCTCCTGTAAAGCATATTTCTGACCAAGGCGTTGTCCAGCTTGCCAGTCAAGACCAGCCAAAGCATCTACATCCTCTTGTTGAATAAGACCAATTGGAATTTCTTCAAGACGTTCAATTTGTTTCGCCTTATCAATAGCTTCGTTGGTATATGATTCACCAAATTTTACAAGAACTGGTGGTAAACCTCTATCAGAATACTTTTTCAGGAAAAAGTCTTTAGCCGCTTCAAAGTTAGCTTTAGTCGGGTCAGCAGCAAGACCCTTCATGATTCTATTTAAGTCTTTTTGATACGCAATATCGTCCGCCTGGTTCTGTGCTGCAAGGAATCTATTAGTATCCACCAGTCGTGCTTGTTGCATTTTTTCATAGCGAGCTGCCCATTCTTGAGAGAATGGTTTACCGGTACCTTTAAGGTCTGCGTTACCAAGTTGCTCCATGGTAAACAAAAACTCACCATTAGGACCACGTTCAGTAGCTAAAGATTCGTACCTATCTAATGCTCCACTATAACCAATATTTGGGTTACGTGCCCAGGTTCTAAATGAAGACTGTACGTTTTGTTCAAATTGTGCTGGGTTATTAGTAAGATTAGTACTAGCTATATCAGCCTGCATTTCATACAGGTTGTTGGTTTCAGTCCTACGAGCTTGGAGCACATAACTTTGGTTGGTTTGACGCATAGCAATCAAACCATTTCTCAACATCTCAGGGCGATACCCTGCAGACCTTAACCCACTACTTTCAAAGAAATCACGTTGAAATACAGCAATAGAAGCTGCAGTATCACCAGAACTAGAAAGTAACTCAGAGTTTTTTAAAAAATATTCTTGTAATTTTTGAGGATATACAACACTCAATAAGTAGTTTGCATCAGCTTGTTTCCTAGCATATTGAGCACCGGCACTCATGCTACGAGCTTGTGCTACACCAAGTGGATCGGCACCTTTAGCTTCTGCTTCATCAATTTTTGATTGTTGTTCTTCAGTAATAGCTGCTAACTCACCTTCTCCTTTGATTTGAGTGATGGTCTCATTAGAAGAAGGGTCGTACTCAATCAACTCACGAGCATAATCTTCATCAAATCGTTGTTGCTCAAGTTCATTGATTTTTTTAGCAGCAGTTTCACTTAAGTTAGCAACTGATTTAAATACAGTTGTAGCCTCCCTTTGTTTTTCTTCAAAATTTGCAACACTTGTTTGTGCGTCAAGACTCAATTGACGTACTTTTTCGTTTGCGTTTGTTCCAGCAATTGCTTGATTTTCTCTAAGAGCACGCCTAGTATAATCGGCGTTTTCTTTCATTGCCGCTTGAATCCTTTGCCGGTCCTGAATTTCAGCATCACGTGCAGCACGCATACCTTGAGCAACACGGTCACTTTCTTCACGCATCCTTGCAATGTTCTGTCCACTGACCTGAACAGGCGTAAATCCTGCAGGTCTGGCAGCCTTTCTATATTGTGCTTGTGCCATAAATTAAAATCCAGGTTGAGAATCACTAGGTTTAAGCTCCGGTTTTGGTGTAAATGCTTTACCAATTGCAGGTGCAGCAGTTTCAAGACCACTGATAAGTGGAGCAAAGACACTCTGCTGACGTGGAGCACCAATAGCTTGTGGCAGAACCTTCATAGGTTCAACCCAGATGCGTTCAGGAGCTTGGGTAGGTGTAAGCAGATCAGGCAGCTTTTCAGGACGTAACATCATCGATGCACGTGCTTGCATATCAGCGTTATAACGCCGCATACCGATGTCACGTAAATTACGATTTGTTTGCTTTACAGAACTAGTAAGACTAGCGCTCATGATTGCAGCATTACGTCCAACATCAGCTAACGTAGATTGCAATGCTTTGTTACGTGACACACCAGCTTGACCCATTGCAGCTCGTCCTTCATTGGTTATCCTATCAACAAGCATACCTTGACGGTTAAAAGCATCTTCAATGTAGATTTCATTAAGAGCTGCTTGCTCTTGTTCATAAGCTTGTTGAGCGGCTAATGCATTATAAGTCAACTGGTTTGTCGTATTCTCAACTGACTGACCATACTGCTTTACAGTCTGTAAGTATTGAAAGTCTTGAATACTTTGATTATATTTCCACTGCCGTTGAGCAGTTTCAAGTTCATACTTACGAGTGTTGTAGTAGTTTTGTTTATCAGCTTCAAATACTTTTCTATTGTATTCGTTCTGTAAATCAGCAGCTTCTTCTGCTGCTTCTTTCTGTTCTTCGTACGCCTTTTCGGCTGCTCTATTTTGTTTGTCAGCTTCAGTGGCACCAAAGATACCGCCAGCGATGGATGCTACAGCGCTAATTGCAGTAAACGGGTCAAATGCCATCTCCAACCCAGATTCAGCTAGCTGTTCATCCAGGAGGTTGAAATTTTTATTCAATTCAAACATTAAGTCCTCCTATAGAATCGGGGAGAATAGTTACCTTCCCACATCATTGATACTAACGACACAGGATATGGATAATTACTTGTCACTTTTAATTCAAAGTTAGTGTTACGTCGATGGACGGGTACAGTAAATACACGTTCAGATACTACGGGATTGGTGTCTCCAGAGTAGTAATTAGCCTCTGCTGTATGTTGGATGTTACTCCAATCATTAGCACCAGCTGCTTTAATCTTAAATGTAACAGCACCTGTTTTACCAATAGAGAATTTAACCCTAGAAATAGTTAAGGTAGCTGTGTAGTCAGTTGTAGCCTCCTTACGTCTGAAGTAAAACTTAGGAAGTGTAGCTTCAAAGTCATAGTTATAACCAACTACAATACCGTCAGCATAACCAGAGAAGTCACCTTTTACTTCAAAATATCTAAATCCTGTACCAATCTCTGTACGCTCTGTAGCAGCCGCCCAATACCCTTGATCAGAGGCAAGCTCATCATCTGTACCGCTGTCTGCACTAGGCACAGTGAGTAGCATGGCTCCTTCTTTGTCTTGGATTGGGGTGAAGGGTACGTAGATTTTAGTGATGTCATTGGTTCCATCGTAGACAACAGCATCAACAGCTGGATCGGGTTTTACAGGACGTGTTGCAAAATCAAGACAAGAGTTACCATCAATGCTAGAAGTTTCAGCAATGACATTACCGTTAGGAAGTTCATCCAATTCAAGCTTGCCAATGGTGTACTCATCTTCATGCTGTCCTACAACATATACAGCATCGTTGACAATCTTAGCAGCTTGAATAGTGTTAGGCAGTTGCCACTTACTCCAAGCTTGGAATAGATCTTCCTTACCGTTGTTATAGTACCTATAGATGTAGAGATAAGATGTATCCCTATCAACAAGCATAATAACAGAGTTAGGTGGGCTTGTAGACATACCATCTACAGTGTCTGGAATCCACTCCATTACAGCTTTACTGATGTCCACAACAATAGGTGTCTGCTCTACATCACGTAGCTGTAGGGTAAATAGTTTGCTGTACCCAGGTACACGACTAACAAAAGCAGGTGAAGTACCTACGTCAATAGGTGCAATATCTGTAGCCATCTCATAGTTAGAGAGTGCACGGATCACAGCAGAGCTAGGTGTAAGAATACTAGCGTCAGTTGCATACAGTTGAAACTGTTGACGTTCACTAAACAACAGAAGACCCTGTGGTGAAGGCAAAACATCAGACAACGTAACTGGACGTACACTAGATACGTTCAAGTCAATCGGATCTGAGTCAACTTGAGTTAGTGCAGATTTAGCAAAGAAGTTATAGGAATCGTTAGCTACACCAAGGATTACGTTATCTTGAGATAGCATCCCAAAACGGTTGCTGTAGAAGAATGTTGAACTAATAGCAGAACCAATAAATGAAGGTTGAGGATTAGTTGTATCATCTCCAGCAAGCCTATCAGTCCAAGTAATAGGACCAAAGGTAAATGTAGTGGCACCTGTATTAACCAACTCATGGGGCATGGTCGCGTTATTAAGACCAGGAGACACGTCACGTGCTACTGTTTCCTTCCAGTAACCGTCACCTCTAGTGCCGTTGTATGCTACGTATTCAACATAATAATCATCTTCTGCTGAATCAGAATTAAGGATCTTTACGTGGTCACCTTGACGTGATTCCAGTGGTAATTTGGATACGTCAGTTACTTCATCTTGAAAAGACTCAAGATAATCATTAATAAGACCACCTCGTGCACTTAACGTAAAGGCAAGAGGTGTACCACCAGGAGCTGTGTAATTAGTCACAACGCCAGTAGCTTCATTAGTACGTCTAATTACAAGGCTATTTCTGTAACCTTCTAGATACCACCTTCCAGTAAAATCAGGATCACTAGCACCCTGCCTAGCAAGAATGTGAGCCCTGATTGCATCCATCATATGATGATTTGTGTTGACATCACTTGAGTCATACAGCAACATGTCATCAAACGTTTCAGTTGATTGAGGGGCAAACTGAATAGCATCACCCTGCAAGGTTACAGTATAGGTAGAAGTATCTACATTAAGTAGCTTAATTACACCGACAGACTTAGCAACATACGAACCTGCAGCCTGCATAGCAGTGTTGACAGTTTTGTTAGTA